GCCGTGAGCCTTCTAACTTTCTTTTCAATGAAAGCATACGTGGAATCCGCTTGAGCTACTGAAGACATACAAACCTCTTAGTTAAAGGAACATGGCACAAGTTTATGAAGCCATTCACCTTCTTCATCTTTATCTAGTGGCGATTCATCTTTTCTTAATGGATTTCCGTCGATGCTCACTAAACCGCTTCTTTTTGGGATGTGTTTTTTGGCATCATTAACTTCATTTATTAATCCCATGGGTAAGTCATATTTTTTTCCAGGAATTAAATGCCATATCTGAATAGGGTCTCCGGCATATCTACAATAGGGTTTAGTAAGTCTTTCATGCCTTCCCCTCGAATTCATATATTCAGCTTTTACAATCTTGGAGTCCTCTTTGCGTTGTCTTTCCATTTCTTTCTTGTGTTCGGGTTTCATCGACTTAAAGTCGTCAAATGGTACGGAATTGGTTAGGGTATTAATTAACCCATGCAATTCTCCTGAAGCTGTTGACATCAATAGAGAGGTCATATATTATCCTTATTTGTTAGTTGCCAATGTTGTTAAGGGACTGAAAAGGCACTTGCCTTGTCAGGTTGTTGTATTCAAGATTTCTAGATCCATTTGGGGCAATTGTTGCAGGTTGCAATACGTTGCCAGATGGAACAACGAAAGCGTCAAACTGCGAAGAGTCAATATTCAGCGTGAAGTTCAATCCGTTAATCGCCGTAATTGTTCCGACTAATTTATCTGCTTGATACATCTTATAAGTCTGAGGAACGTTAAGTCTTACCGCCATACCAACAATATAAGTTTCCGCCTCTGTTGTCGTATTGGCTATATCAACAGTAACAATCATAGGGCTTGACTGTGTGATCGCTGTAATGACCAGAAAACTGGGTATTAGGATAACTGGAGGCAAATACTGATTCGGCATAGTTTCCTTAAATTAACCATTTTCCCGAGGTCGGGAAAATGGTCTTTATTATTATTACTAGGAAGGAACGGGAGCATTAATCGTGCCCGTTTCCATTTTGTAGGCCTGCCAAACTATTACGTCAGCTGCTACTCCACCTGGGCTATTAGCTCCATTAGGAACCAACATATAAGGAACAAACACTCCGGAACGAAAAGGAACAGTTGTAAAGTTGTACCCTGTAGTTACCATATTGATTGGATTATATGTTGCTGCCTGTCCTGCAGGGGCAATAGTCGCAAATAGTTGCGCTGTAGGCGATAGAGAGCTTGCAGGTAGAGCGAAAGCTGTGTAGTTTGTTGTGTCGATGTTTATCGTAAAATTATAAGTATCTACGATTGACACAACAATAATCGGCTTATTCCCAGGCTGGTAAAAGTTTCCTAGTTGAACCATCCCAAAAGATGCTGGAACAGTGAACTCGATCTTTTGACCGACTACCAAATTATGAATTTGAGAAGTAGTAACTTGAGCGTTAACCGCCTGAGAAACTGCTGTCACAAATAAAGTTGATGGTGCAACAGGAGTTGTGATTCCTTGTGGATTCTGAGTTAGCCTACGCACTAAAAATGAGGTAGCTGCAGACGCAAAACCACTAGAATTCAAACCAAGTAAAGTAAAACCAGAACCGGAAACAGAGGAGATAGTAAAAATCATCCCTGAAATTTGTTCCATGCCTACTGCGTTATATATAATTACTTGATCACCATTGCTATAAGTGTTTGTAACAGCTGCGACCGCTGCACTAGCTTGGCTTATAGTTGTACCTGTCAAAGCAGCTTGAGGAGTTGGTTGAGAAGTTACATATGTAAAACCATTGGATGCGGTAGCATCAGCAAACGAATCAATCAAGATTGCGCTTGAACCTGATTTTCTCCATCTTAATCCGCTATTTACAGCAGTTAAGCCACCACCGAACCACTCACCTGCAACGCATGCTGTTGGAGCAGTTGCTGCCATTTGAGTGAGATTAATAGTCTTAAAATAATCTACACCACTTGGTAGAGGAATTATTTGATTCACAGCTGTTGCAGGCTGAGTAAAAGTTCCTTGAGTTACTAAAGTAAACATAATCCGTCTCCTATGATGGCATAAATGTGGTTACGTTAAGACCGGAGATCCAGTTTTGATTTGTGATTGCTCTCGCAATAGCAAATTTGGCATACAATTGGCTGTTTTGGGCTACAGCTGAAACAACCCATGGAGGACGATAACCGATAACCGCTGTGTAGTTATTCTGTTCGATTTTAGCTGCAGCCTCTAGGCCATACATTGGGATTGTATAGACTGTATTTCCCTTCAGTGAGATACCAGGCGTTCTTGCAGCTTTGGAGCTGACAAAGAAGCGGAATCGGCTGATAGAGCAATACTCTTCCGGTCTGATACCCTCTTGCGTTGGGTAAGCTGATTTAAGCAATACGCCCTGTACTTTCTGCAAGTCAGCGCAAAGATTAGTATTACAAAGCGCTATAAAGGCGTCTCGTACGCCACCTGTAGCGAATTTTAGGGTAGCTTCCAAGTTTGTAAGCATGCTACGAGCATCATTTCCTAAAAGGATGTTTTCAATGTTGTTAACATCATTCAAAGAAATATTACTAGGTTGGTCGCCATTAAGGCCCCCTGTTGCATTGATATAAGAAACGCTCGAGGAGAATAGATCACGCATCAAAAGATCTTCTTTCTCACGTAACCATTGTCCTAGTAATGCTGTGAACTTGGTTAGTGTCTTAGAATTCTCCCACAAAACTACCTGCTCGTTAGTTACGATGGATTTCGCATAGATCTCCATTGTAGCATCGATGTCGGTACGTACTGGGACTTCACTGGCGGGATCGATTCCAGAACCGTCAAGTTGCCCGCCATCTGTAGACAGTCGTTCAAATCTTGACATTCTAGTCGTTTTTCCAATATAGCTCTCAGCGTGGTGTAGATCGACACCGAAGCTATGGATAAGGTTGAACATTGGAGTTGATAATAGGTCCTCGCTAGCCTGTACAGGTAGCTCGGGAGCCATACTTTGAATGCCGGTTATCCCGGTTGCAAATGACATAAAAAATGCCTCATAAAAGTAAGTTAAAATTTTTAGTTTTTATCTTACGTTTAAGAGGCGTAGGCTCTTTTTGGACTGCGGACGTCCACTATTTTCTCGCTAAACCAAAAACTATCAAATTCAAATTTTATTTACAATCACCATAAATCAAAAAAAGTTAATTGATCACAAACACATCCTTCCATTTTGTGCCTTATATCCCATTTCTTCCCTCTTAATGAAGGATGTTTTTCTTGAATCTTTTGACGCATCCTTCTTATTGACTCGAAATGCGATATTTTATTATCAATCAATTCTTTAAAAAGTTCGCTAATTTCAGTAGCATTCGATTCTTTTTCCCAAATTGTCATTAACAAAAGTTTATCATCATCTCTTGTATCGGGATAATCTGTGAGTACAGAAAAAACCTTTAATCCTACAGACTTAAAATCAAACGAATCTGACATTTTAATCCCACTTTTCTAGTTTTTCTTGGCGTTTTACATCCTGTTCATGTTCCCATTGATAGTATGGGATCATAATAAAGTCAGCCATTTCTTGCAGAAGTTCATTTTGTCTCCATTGAAATTGATCTGGAGATCCATATTTTACCATGCGAGATTCTTTCAGTTTTTCAAATAATTTCTTATATTTTTTAATTTCTTCTTCGTTCACTAACTTACTCCTTTTAAAATCTTCTGCATTCTTGCCCAATTTTCCGCTCTTTTCTCTTCTGTTAATTGCGCACTCGATCTTGGTTCTCCTGGTTGAGTAATACCTGTGCTAGACATGGATTTAGGCTTTATGAAATTGGCATCAGCTTTTGCAGCTTCTTTTTTTGCACTATTGCTATTTGGTACAAATTTCTTAACAGCTTTATAAATATCTGACCATTTATCAAAATCATCATTTAAACGCTGTAGAGGCCGGGAAACTTCCGGATAATGGAAATCCAAATAATCGAGATTTTCTTGAGAAATAACTTGATGGAAATCATTATATGTTTTGACTAATCGATTGGGATATTCTTGCTTTTCTCTTTCTATATTTTGTTTTTGATATTGAGCTTCTCTTAATGCTATTTCTTCATTCACAAGTCTTTTAATTCGTTGGTCTTCTGTCTCGTCTTGCCTATCATTTTGATTATCAACATGACGTTCATTTTGATAGTGGTTTGTCTTAGAAAATGCCGCTTCCATTGCTGCCTTAAGAGCAGATGCCTCCGCTTCTTTTTCTGCCATACGCTGCTGGAGTAATTTATTCTCTTCACGCTCTTTCTTGCGTGCCTCTCTAAACGCTCTCCAATTTGGGTCTTCTGGAATATTTTCTTGTTGTGGTTGTTGTGGTGGTGTTGTGTCAAGTTTTGGTTGACTCATATTTGTATCAATTTTTTCTTGATTTAAAGTATTTTCTACATTAGTTTCCGAATTCACGGTCATAAAAGGAGTCTCCTTGTGTTAGAAGACAACAAATTAGTTGAAAATGAATCAGACTTAAAGACCAAATTTGAATTTGATATAAAAATGCAAAAAATTCGGGAAGAGTTAGCAAAGAAATTCAATGATTATAGAAATACTTTGAATTATATGGCAGCC